GATATAAGTCCCACTCTGTCGAAGAACCTGTATATGGCGCATCACTTACATTGAGTGTATAAACTCTAGCGTCTCCGATGTAGGTGGTTCCTGAACCAGTTGCACCCTTTCTCTGGTTAAAGAGTTTTACAGTATTTCCACTTGTATGTACACCTACAAATGGGGTTCCTACAACGTTATTAACTCTAAGAAGATTCCCCATTTCAAAGGGAACAAGTGCGCTATTGACTGTTTGTGTATCTCTTGGTTTATCTACATCTAAAATGGTTGATGATGGGATATCAATATCATATCCACGAACATAGGCGGTTCCTGGAGATACCTTATAGCATAAGAGATCATCTGATGGTTGATTTCCTTGCTCAGTCTTTTGAGTTGATAGGTAAATACCATCATTACCAACTCTATTGTTTAATGAGTTTAATGCGTCTACTGTAAAGTTTTTAAGAGCATAATTTCCAGACTCATCAAAAGTTCTCTTCGCAAAATAATCCTTTATAATAGAATATACTGATTTGTCTTGAAGTTTTTTAATCTGACCATTATCAATTCTTATCAGTTCAACGAAATTTTTATCATCAAAGTCATCAATATCTTTTTTAGATAATACTGTACTTATTTTAAATCTATCGGCACCAGGTGCTGCATAATTTGAAAACCCTCTTGCATTATCATTTAACGATTCATCATCACTTGAGGTTATAATTTCTTCTAGAATGTTTAAACCAACTCTATATGTTGGAGTATTTGAATATGGTTCCAGAATAACTAACGAGTTTTGAACGTTTACAAACGTTCCACGTATGAAATAAACACCTGCACTAAGACCAACTGCAGAACCAGTCGCAGTAGCAGCAAAATCTACCAGAGTAGCAACTGTATCTCCAGAATTGATGGATGTATTTCCATAGGTCAAACTATCTAAAAGGATTAATAACTCACCATCTTCAAATACGTTTGTTTCAAAATCAGATCCACTTCTTACATACTTAACATATAAAGTTACATCTTCTACATTTTCACTTGGTGGTAAACTATAGTTTTTAACTACAGCAGTTACTCCCGAATTTTGACCTTCTACTCTCTTACCAATAAGTTGATCTAGATATAACGAAACATCAATACCTAAGTGCTCAGCATTAATTTTTACTGAGTAATACTTATCATCAAATGTAATGGATCCAGGAATAACCATAGATCCTTCTTTAAAAATATGACTACCAAACGACTCAATTTGATTTTGTAGTATTGACTGTAGAGTCGTTAATTCTCTTGCCTGTATTGGATATCCTGGTTTAAACAAAACCCGATAAAAATTATTATCGACATCAAAATCGTCGAAATATGGGTTAATGTTGAGATTAGTTTTCTGTGGCATTTTTTAAAATTCCAGGATAATTTTAATATCTTCTTTTTGGCGAGTATTCCTAGAGATCAGAGGTCTGTTATCTAAGTAAATAATTTCCCCTGAGCCTTTATTTATCTCTGGAGAAGCAAGACCATTTGCAAAATTAACTCCTAAGTTAATAACTTTGCTTCCGGTTGGATTGGTTGAAATTCCTGTAAACGTTTGATCAATTGAACCAGAGAACCCACTAGGAGCAGTTACTGCATTAGAGGAGGACTCGAAAGATAAAACTCTAGAACCAGTAGAAACACCGACATAATCGGTTTGATCTAAAGCACTTTGGTTGTAGTATAGTGATCGATCTTGAATATATTTAAGAACTTTTGTCTCAGTATCATATGATGCAACATACCCAACTGCCTTTCCATTAGTTACAGTTTGAGTTATTTTTTCACCTATAGTTGGAACCCCATTTGCAGAATTAAACTTCAGTGCATATAATGAAGAAAATTGACTTTGCGTATATGTTGAGGTTGAACCAATAGATGTTGGGTTTTTAACTATACCAACTTGAGCAAATCTAGTATCTACTGGAAAATCTTTCGTGGAGTCATCGAATCTTGCATATAATAAAACTTTATCAGTTCCTAACTCTTTATAAAGATTGTATCCGTGACCTCTTGATGGTGGAATAATTGGAATTAAACGAGCAGGAGAACTAGTCGCATTGCTATTGATAGAACCTAAGTCAACTACACCGTAACTATAACCTTTACCACCAGCAGAAACTGTTGTATTTGTAATTTTCCCACCAACTACATCAACAATGACTTTTGCACCACTACCGTCACCGAGTATATTAAACTCCTGTCCCAATCCATTAGAATAGTTACCACCTTGACTGTCTATGTAAACTTTTTTAATTTGGTTATCATTTACAGTCGAATCACCATTTTCTCTAACTGCTTGTATTTGAGCATCAGTGGAAGAACCCCAATCATTTGGAACCGTTATATATTCCGTAGAGTCAAACTTTACAATATCACTAGGCGATACGCTAAAAAGGTATTTCCAAATATAACCATCACCACTTGACCCTGCTTTAGATGGTTCTAGATCTGTAAATGTTGGTTCATCCTGAGAAGCATTTCCTGTTGTATTGATTCCAGAAGAACCATTATCTATGCAAATGTAAACTTTATAATCAGAATTCAATACATAGTAGTTCGCATCATAAAGTCTACTTGCTTGAGTAATCGGAGATGGATTGTTTACACTATAGTCATGACGGTACATTTCATATTTTGTACCTTTTGTCCAGTCAATTCTTCTGACAATTCTTTTAATATTTGCAGACGTTACCTTTTTACCAAAAAGCATAGTATCATACGTATGCGATTGGTAACTAAAATTATCAGTAGGGTTTGGAACATTTGTATTCCAAGTCGTAGATCTACCAAACCCAACCTGAGTCGGATTTGGTAGACTTAGAAAAATATAATATGAATTGGAATCGCTCCCGGCAGAATCAATAAAGTTATCAGTATTTAAAATTCTAAATTGATCTGTTACAATTGCAGACATATTATTAGCTTTTTTCTATATTTATACTATACATTAGATTGCTTTCGCAGTGCTCCAGTATCTCTTAAACCAAATCCTCTTCTTTGGATGGTTGGGAATGTACTCAAACCAGAATCAACAGTTAGACCAGATACTCCAATTGCAACTGGTGATGAAGCTCTAGACAACCCAGACAGTTTGCCCCAAGAATATTCTCCACACGTAGAAATTCCAGAAGTTTGTATTCCAGTTATATTCGTATCTGACTTAACATTGACTGTAATTACAGCATTTGTTCCAGAAACAACCAGATTTGATACAAAGTAAATATTGTCAAGATAAGATGTGCTAATTGCAACTACTGCGCTGTTAGAATCATAAAGTGAAGTTACTCCATTACCAACTAAAGTGTTCTTAATAAGGAGAGGATAACCAGTATTCAACCCTGTAAATGCGCTTGGTCCCTGAACAAAGAAGTTAAGTGCCAATGGATTTCCAGAAGTACCAGTGGTAGTACTAATGCCAGTAATAATTCCAGAGAAACCTTCAACAGTAGTAATATTAGTAACTTGCTCAACTTGTATATCAGGATAAGAAACAATTACTTGTGGTAGATTTGTAATTGTATATCCAAAACCAGGACTTGTGATGTTTGTTGAAGATATTGAACCACCAACAATAGAAACTGTAGCAGTTGCAGTCGATCCAACTCCAACTCCTATTGCTTTTGGAGCTGCTATTTTAACAGTAGCAGTTCCAGTGTATCCACTACCAGCATTAGTGATGGTTAAAGCAGAAATTGTTCCAGCAGCAGATACTGTCGCTGTAATAGCGGCAGAAACTGGATCATTTGCTTGAACGATAATACCATCAACATCAGTTATTGTTATTGCATAGTTATTTTCTTCATAGTTAAAGAACTGAGCATTATCAACAAATATTTCAGTATCAGTAGATTTAATATCTTTAATAATTTTTGATGTTGGATAAATTTGAGTTTCTAATGAATCTCTTGACTTAGATACAACATCACCATTTATAACCTTATCTACTTTTTGCTTAATCCAAGTTAGTGGTTTGAAGAATGTTTCATCAATTCCAGCACCCGTATAAATGTTTGTTTCAATCTTATCAGATCCAACAATATTTGTTATATCTCTAATTTCTTGAGTAACAGTTGATGGATATTCATTATTTCTGAATATTTGAACAGAATCACCTATTTTAAGAGTTTCGTTGATGTTGACGGTGAACGAATCTGTTCCTCTAGTTCCTCTATAGAAGAATACGGCAACATTATCTTCAGATCTTGGGGGATCTGCGAAGACAAAAGATGTTCCACCTTCAAATACATATGAAGTTCCTGGTTCTTGTGCAACACCATTAATGAATATGAGAAGAACAGCGTTCAAATCAATATTAACAGATGATGTATCACTTGGATCAATTTCGAAACTTAGTAACTGACCATTATAGTAAAGTGGGAATCTCTTTCTTACACCATTTTGAAGATTTTTGATAGAATCGATATAATCAAGTTCACCAAACTGCCAGAATGAGAATGAATCTGTAAAGACATCTAATACTGTCAGTTCAAAATCCTGTAATGGAGCACTTAAACCTCTGGCAGTTACAAGACCAACAGGTTTAAACTTGTCACCAATTCTAAATCCATATCCAGGTCTTGCAATTTTGAAAGAAGAAACTTCAAATAATGTTGAACCAATACCTGTAGTTGAAATTGCTCCAACATCTAAAGTTAGTAGTAAGTTGGAACCAGTTACTGTAGTTGAACCAATTCCAGCTCTGTATGTACCAACAACTGATAAGTTTTCATAAGATGGTTGAGGAACATTAATTTTAACCGTAGATGTATTATATCCAGTTCCACCGCTGTTTACTACAAAACTTAGAGTTCCACCAGCACCAACAACAGCAGTAATGCTTGCTGCGGTTCCTGTGTGACTTGAATCAGTAATTGCAATAGAAACAGGAGATCTATAACCAGAACCAAATACGTCTAAAGTTCCAAGTCCAACCGAAACAATGCTTCCACCAGCACCAACAACAGCGGTTACTGCTGCACCAACTAAAGGCGCAAACCCAGCGCCAGAAGTTGAACCAAGAGAAACTATTACGCCACCTCTTGGTAGTTGATTTTGATTAACATCTGACGAAATAACAATTTGTCCATTTGTAGAAGTTATTCCACTAAATGTTACGCTTGAAATTCCAGTCCCAAATCCACCAAGAGAGAAATTATTTCCAGCATTATTATCTGTAGTTGGAGTTTGGAAGATATCATTCAAGAATAGAACGCCATTTCCAGTTTCAATACCAGTTGTATTAATTCCTCTTACAGTTAATGTATAAGTTTGTCCAATACCAGTGAAACGATCTGAAATGTCATCATATATTGTATTTGTTGCATAATCATTTCTAAGATATACTCTTCCAGTAAAGGTTGTTTTTGGATATAAAATATTTGATCTATCTCTGATCTGTCTTGGATTTCCTTTTGGTGCCTCAGTAAACCAAATTTTATTTTTAGCGATATTATAAGCACCTCTATAGATTTCAACAGGACTA